TCTTCTAGTTCTTTTATTTCTTTTATTTCTTCTAGTTCTTTTAGTTTTTCTATGTTTTCCTTGTTTTTTTGCCTTTCTGGTTTTTCTATTTATATTTCCACCTCTAACTCCAAATTTACGATTTAATATTGTATTTGCCTTACTTAAAAAACTCTCAACATTTGTTTGAGTATCTAAATCTAATTGTTTTTCTGGTCCGGATATTATGAATTCGTTTGGATTATCTTCATTTGTATCATCAGGAGGGTCTTGAAAAAAATATCCCAATGAATTATATATATTACCCTCTTTAAATGTACTTCTATCACTATTATCATCAAGCACACTATAATTAACATCAAGGAATCTTAGTTTTAAATAACATAAAGCATAAATTAATAATAAACTTGCGTATCCTTTGCCTTGATAACCTTCATCTGTATCTAAAACAGATATAGAAAATGCCTTCATGTTCTCTCCTTTAGTTGAATATTTTTCATCGTCTGTTAAAATTGTTCTATCTACTATATTAGCATTTTCTGATAAATATGTTTCTATACTAGCAACTGTCTCATTATTATCAGTAATATTAAATATAAATGCATTTGGATATGAATCATGTTCACGTTCAAGAAGAGCAAAACCTTCCTTTTCAATTATAATACGTTTTATCTTTTCTAAAGTATCATGTATTTTATCTAAAGTAGCCTGCTCAGCCTCCTCTGCAGCCTTCATTTCAGTCTCCGCCTGCTCAGCAGCCGGCCTCTTAGCCTCCAACTCAGCCTCCGCCTCCTCTGCAGCCTTCCTCTTCATGCCTATCAGGGGTGGATTGTCCATATAATAAATAATATATAATAAAAATACAACCTTGAGTAAGTTTTTCTATTTTATTATAGAAATGACAAATAAAAGCGAAGATTATAAAATGTAGGGTTTTTTATTTTTTAGAGTATTATATTATATTATATTATATTATAATATGGTAAATTTTATGAATTTTGTTACATTTAATGTTAAGCCATTTTTAAAATATGAAAATAAATGGTGTGAAACTATGAATTATTTTAATCCTTATCTTGATCCTTTTGAAAATAGATTATCGTCAAAAATGTCATATAGCGATGGTGAAGCATATGATAATTTTCCCGATTATAACTGGGTTTATGATAAATTAGTAATTGCAAAAAGTCAGGGATTAATGTCAGGAAAATTAGAAGAATTAAATTATAAAACACTTGACAATGTAAAATTTCCAATTTTTATTAAACCTAGATTAGGAAATAAAACAGGAGCTTCTAAGAATTGCTATAAAATTAAAACTAAGGATGAATTGAAAAAATACTCGCACATTGAAAATATGATGTGGTGCGAATTTATTGATGAAAAAGAAGGAATGACGGATTTTTTTATTTTAAACGGAAAAATTGTGCATCAAATAACATATAAATATTCTGATGAACAAAATGGGTTTAGTGATGTTTGGAAATATATATCACCTGAAAATAAACCACCGATTAAAATAAGACAATGGGTTGAAGCCAATATGAGCGGTTATAATGGTGTATTAAATGCACAATATAGAGGAAATTATATTATTGAAATTGGTTTGCGTTTAGCTAGAGGCGGAGCATATATTGTAAGTACTGAAAATAAAGCACTAATACAAAATATTAATAATCTAGTGGAAAAAAATTACTGGGATTATACGATTAATGACGATATGGCATTTAAACCTTTTTATACATTCAAATGTTTTACAACTTCTAATATATTTTATTTATTTCCTCAACATATATTGGATTTATATGTTAAACGATATAATGTGAAACCATTTTACGAATATTATTTTGAACCGGTTGGAAATGATGGAATGGTTTTTTTTCAATTCTTGCATGATGATTTTAATAAAGGTATGGAATTAAAAGAAAATTTTGAAAGATTATTTACATTAATTCAGCATTTAATTATTTTTATGTTTATAATAACATTATTTATTTTATTTAAAGATCTAAATTATGGAATTGTATTATTTATTACTTTATTTATTATTTTAATGACAAAATATTTAAATCCATTGACAGCCAACCATGGACTTTATAAAGCTTACTTATTGGGAAGTAATTAGTTTTCTAAATAAAAAAAAAATTGAAATGCTTTAAACAATATCTTATCTTTAACATCAAACAAAAAACAAACGAAAACCAAGAGTTAAAACTAAAATGACCACAAACGAAATTTGTAATATGCAGAATTATTTGGATATGAGTTCGAGAGAAATTAAATATATAAAAAATATTGCATTCAAACATGTAAATGGAAACATTATACAAAACTATGCTATTAATAAAGATATGACATTCAATCATATGTTTGAAGAATTAAAAAAAAAAATTTGTTATGATTTTGAATTTGAAAATTTTGAAATAGTTCCTGATAGTGGACTCAGAGAACGAGGATTAGAATTGATACAATCGTTAAGTAGATTTTCTAATATAAATGATTTATTTGTTTATAATATTATAAATGATGATTCTAGATTTTATGTTCGTCCAATTGGAACAGGAAGCGATACTATTTCTAGCGTGATTGATTGTCAAAGTGAAGAAAACTTTAATAATTGCCCTGTTTGCACAATAGAAAGTCAAATAAATATGCATCGTTATTTTAATTGTAGTCATTTGTTGTGTTCTACGTGTTATAATCAATGGAGTGAAGCTAGACGTCATTCAATCGTGACTTGTCCTACTTGCAGGTCTCATTAAAACATTGTAAAAAATAAAAAGTAATAAAATCCAGAAAAGATAAAAATAAATTATTTTTTTATCTTTTGTTTATTTATTATTTAATTTAATTTAATTTTATTTAATTTTATTTAATTTTATTTAATTTTATTTAATTTTATTTAATTTTATTTAATTTTATTTAATTTTATTTAATTAAATAATAAATTTAATATTTAGACATTGTAATGATTTTAAACTGAATCAACTTCTTTTACTTCTGGAAATTCATAAACAATACATTTTTTATATTCACAAATAATTAAAAGGGTAAAATCAAAAGCAATTTTAATAAAATTAAGTATACAGATTGAACAAATTAATGTTGCTAATCCGCTTAGAGAAATATTTACAAACAATTTAAATAAATCATCCATGTCATTAGAAATCCATTCGGGGTCATTGTCTTTAATACAGTCTTTTAGTTCTTCAAACGCCATAGACAATTCAAACGTCCTGATTGTAACATTTCTATTTAAAAGATATTCGATAAGTTCATCTTCACAATTTTGAATTATCAACATTTCACAATTTTCATCTTTTACATCGTGACAAGCGTTAATTCTGTATCTTAAATGTTCATTTGCTATAACAATCCTCATAATATTAGTAAAAACAATTGTAGATAATAAACCAATAAGAATAAACTGAAAATTTTTTTTATTCAACAAAGTATTAATTTTATCAAAATAAGTTTCCATCGTAGAATAGCATAATCCCATATAAATGCGAATTGGGCTATTTATTACATTTTTTTTTTGATGAATAACTTTATATTTTTTTCCAAAAATAACAACATTACTAATTTTATTATATTTTTCCTTATCGCTTAATGTGTACATATGTTTCGTTTTGCTTGATTAAATAAATCAATCAATATTTTTTTATATCAATTTTTTAAATTATTTACAATTTTTAAGATGTAAAATGCTGATTTGAAAAGTTTAAAAAATTAGTGTTTTATAAATTATTACTCATTTATTAACTTTATTTATGAAAAGTTAATAAAAAATATTTAAAAAATATTTAAAAAATGAAACACTATATAATATTATAAATCATCTTAAATATTATGTATTGTAGTTTATGTGAAAATCATAATTATCCTTATTCAATAAGTAATTATGATAAAAAACTTTATTTTATATGCGATGTTTGTTATAAAAAAATAATAAATATAAAAAACATAATAAATACTTTTAAGTGAATTGTTTATTGCAAAGATTATAATAATAATTTTATTGGTAGTTCTCTAAATACATAAGAATTATAAGGTTTATTTTGTTCTTTAAGTGTGTTTTTTTGGTTTAATAATTAAAAATCTTTAAATTAATTATTAAAATATATAAATAAATACCACACGATATATGGGTTTAGTTTGAGTAGGCTAATCCTCCCATACCACTCATAATACGCAAGACGTTGTAGTTAGTGGCATAAACGCGGACCTTAGCAGTCTTGGTACCCTCAACAGTGGCATTAGACAACACGAGCTGAAGCGTGGCGTTATCAATACGCGAGAAGTTGCATGTGCCGCTTGGTTGATGCTCTTCAGGGCGTAGCGCAAATGAGTAGACGTTAATACCAGTGTCTGGGCTACGGGTATGGTGCTGGTATGGCTGGACAAGGTCAAAGTAAGTTCCTTCACGTTCAGAGAAACGATCCTGTCCGTTAAGTTGGAGCTTAGCAGTGACGACTGGGTTTTCACCCCAACAATGCATATCGAGCGAGGTCTCAGCAAGAACGAATGTACCAGCATCAGAGACACCAGAGTTGGCAATATTCGAATCATGGAAAGGATCACCAGATTGAAAACCAAGATTTGGCTGACTGTAATTGTTATTGCCAAGATTAGCACCCTGATTCCACCAGTCAGCTGTAGTGACATCAACGCCACCAGCATCATGGAATAATCCAGAACCATCAACAAACGAGTTGTTGACACCACCGGTTCCGGCAGCAGCAACACCATCTGGACCACCAAACGCATGGATAGCATTAGGGAGAGCATCAACGGCATCAGTGTAGTTGAATGGCTGAGCACCAAGAGTGCGGTAGAGTAACTGGTTGCAGTCTAACGACGAGCAGTAGTCAACGTTCTGATCTGGCTGGACGACCCAGATAAGCTCTTTACACGGATGGTTGAAGTTGAGTTTAATCTTGTTGGATGACGAACCGACCGATTCATCACCAGTGAACTGAAGCTGTTCAATCAAGTACTCATGTGGGTTCTGGGCCATGCGTCTGCGTTCATCCGTATCAAGGAATACGTAGTCAACATATAACGAGGCGGCAACAAGCGACTGGTTGTAAGCCTGAGTGACCTTCATGTTAGTGCTTGAACCAGTGCAGTTCAACGATGAGACAGCCCATAAGCATTCATCAATTGGGCGAATATCAAGATTAATCTTGACTTCATGGTACTGAAGAGCAATCAAAGGAAGAGCAAGGCCTGGGTTGCGGCAGTACCAGAACTGGAAAGGAACATATAATGTAGTTTCAGGAAGAGCATTGCGTGGGGCACAGACCTGGCGAGGAGCGTTGCTGTCACATGGACCATCAACAGCACTGAACGAAGGATCAGTGATAAAAGTAAGCTGAGTGGTGTTACCAATCATCTTGTAGTAACCACGCTGTTGTTCAGAAGTCAAAGTGAGCTGGTTCCAAATGTGCATCCAGTCACCATATTGACGATCAATGCGCTGACCACCAATTTCAACTTCAACCTGTGAAACCAATTGTTCACCAGGGAAATCCAACCAACGAGCATAGACACCTGAAGCCGAAGCACCAGTGGAAGCTGAAGTATTAGCCATGGCCTGGTTAATTTCAGGCAATGTTACCTGTAAGTAGGTGCGGTAAGCCAAATCACCATTACGACTAATGGTGCAGGTTACACGGCGACCAAAGTCAGCCTGGCCGTTGAAAGTCTGTTCAATAGACTCCATGGCAAAGTTAGTGTAGCGACGATAAGTGACCTTCCAGAAAGTAATTTGTGGGTTACCCGTAAGATATACATCTTGGGCACCATAAGCGACGAGTTGCATTAATCCACCTCCCATTTTATAATATTGCTAAAGAAAAAAATTTTTTGGAAATTAAATTAATTCTCAAAAAATTAATAATTTAATAATTTAATTAATAATTTAATAAATAATTTTAAGATATTATTTTATTAATATTAAAATTCTCCTCTACAAACCGTTTCAAATAACTATCTAAAAATACTTCTTTCTTACCTTCATGCTTTTTAGTAAAAATGTATTTTTCTTTACTTTTTCTTATTTGCCAACCATCTTCTAAAGCATTAAATAAAAAGGCCATCTTTTGCAATGTTAAATAGTCTATTTGTATCTTTTCATCTGTATTTATATGAATGTCCATTACGTTGTTGAGAGAAAAGTTAAAGTTTATTCTACCTTAAATATATCATTATGATAAATACTAAATTAAATATAACATATTTTAATTAATTAATAATTATGCCAATATTTAAGCCAAAGAATACCAAAAAAATTGTAGTAAACCAAAATAGCATTGTTACTTTAGATGGAAAACACACTGAAATGATTGAGATGTTTGAAAATGATGAAAATGTTGTACTTCCTAAATTAATTTTAGAAAAAAAGCAATTATTGCTAAATTTATCCAAAGAAAATATTACTGTTGATGAAAAATTGGAAATTGAAGATAAAATTAATTTAATTAAAAAAAATATAAAAGATATTAAAATTAAAAAGAAAAAATATTATCTAGATAATTCTAAATATATTTTTGATTATTTTGAAAATAAAAAACAAATTGCTGATGGTAAAAATAAAACCACCAAATTAGATAGTTTTTTTAATATTAAAAATAATTCTAACAAAGAAACCGAAAAAAACAATTTTATAAAAAATAATGTTCAAAAATTTTTGAATAATATTGATGAAACATTTTTTGATATGAATAATTATATAACACAAAAAGATATTTGTCAATATTGCCATAAAGGAGAATTAATTCCTGTTGAACATGAAGGCATATTAGTTTGCAAAAATTGTGGAAAAAATACCAAATACTTAGTTGAAAATGAAAAACCTTCATATAAAGAACCGCCTAAAGAAGTATGCTTTTATGCATATAAACGTATTAATCATTTTCGTGAAATATTAGCACAATTCCAAGCTAAAGAAACAACCCAAATACACGAAGATGTGCTAGAAGACATTAAGCAACAAATTAAAAAAGAGAGAATTACATTAAAACAAATCACAAATAAAAAAATGAAAGAAATTCTTAAAAAACTTGGATATAATAAATATTATGAACATATCCCATTTATAAAAGATAAATTAGGCATTAAACCGCCTATCATGGCACCTGAATTAGAAGAAACATTATGCAATTTATTTATTGATATACAAGGACCCTATGCTAAGTTTTGTCCAGATGATCGTGTTAATTTTTTGAATTATTATTACACTGTTTATAAATTATGCGAACTACTCGGACAAAATGAATTCTTACCATACTTTGCACTTCTTAAAGATAGAGAGAAAATGATGGAACAAGATGAAATTTGGAAGAAAATTTGTGAAGAATTAGACTGGGAATTTATTCCAACAATCTAAAAATTAATTATGTTAACATATTTTAACATATTTTAACATATTATATCTTGTATTCGCTTAATGTTTTATTTATATTGTCATAATTCATTTTATAATTATCAATTATCATATCAAATTTATTTTTTAATTTATCGCAATTCTCTCCTTTAAAACAAATAAAACCTTTATTGGAGTTATTTGAACGCATTATAATTATATTTTTATTTGGATATTCTTTGTTTAATTTTCTTAATCCGTCTATTATATCATCTGCTTTGTATATCAATTCAGGGTTATATTTTTCTAATTGAGAGAGATATAAATCATCTAAAACTTTACTATTTTTTAATTTCCAGCTCATTATATAAAGTTTAATATTTTTGTTTAATATTTATAATCATATTAAATTAAATCTTAATATGATTTTTTGTTTACATAATTTACATAATTTACATAATTTATTTAATTTATTTAATTTATTTAATTTATTTAATTTATTTAATTTATTCAATTTATTCAATTTATTCAATTTATTTAATTTATTTATTTAATTTATATAATTAAAACATGGGTCTGCTTGCAGGAAATCCAACAAGGTTGGCACCAATACCAAAGCCAGCACCACCACGAGCCGAAACAGCCATGCTAGGCAAATATGTATCAAGAATGCTAAATGTAGCGGCCGCAGTCAAAGCAATTAATGCCACTTCGTCAAGAGATAAATTGCGTTTAGGAATAGCATAAGCAGCAATTGCAACCATTAAACCTTCTACTAAATATTTAATAAGCCTTTTAAGCAACTCACTAAAATCAAAAAAATCACCGAGATTCATCATTTATATTAATTAATTAGAAAAAAAATATATTATTCGTAAAAAAACTTAAAACAATATATAGAATTAAAGTATATAATGTCCAATTCTAAAATGTCTAATATCTCTAAAGATAATCGCCAGACTGGTGTTGAATATAGGTATAATTTAGATAAAACAGAAAATCCTAAATATGTTGATCTATTAGATGAAGATAAACCTATCGCAGGACAAAAATTCTGTTGTGTTTCTTTTGTATCTCCTGAACATATCATTAAACAGCGTCAACATTTTTTAATGGAAGAATTTGTAAAAGGTTGGGATTTTACTAAATCTATGGAAAAGTTTACTCAATTTTTAAATTTTGTTTCTTATAAATACGGATTGAATTTTGAAAGTGTTACTGAAGATTTACAGGCTTTTGTAAAAGAAGAAAAAGAAACTTTGAATAAGTCTAACATGTTAGATGATTATAAGAATTTTCTAGATGCACGTGAAGATGATTTAGATAAATTATTTAATAACTTGAACAATTTCAAGACGAGTACACGTGGTCTAAAAGTGCGAGGATGTTTTCCTACCCAACAAGAAGCCGAATTGAGATGCAAAATGTTGAGAGAATTAGACCCACATCATGATGTATATGTTGGACCTGTTGGATTATGGATTCCTTTCCATCCAGAGGCATATAAGACTGGTCGTGTTGAATATTTAGAAGATGAACTCAATCAGTTGATGTCTGAAAAGAAGAAGAATGAAGAAAAGGCTAAAGAAGAATTTGACAAGCGTGTAAAGGATGCCAAAGCTAAAGCCATTGAAGACAATAAAAAGAAAGCTCTTGAAAGTGGTAATAAATTGACACAAACACTTAATAAAGATGGTAACTTAGTTAGTGTTAAAGATATGAATACTCAAGAAATGCAACTATTGTCTCAAACTTCTTCTAATGTAACATCTGCTGATATTCGTAGAGAATTATTTGAAGGTGATAATGTTGTGACTAGTTCAGATACGGATCATGGTCTAAGTGATCTTACGTTTGATGTTTCTGGTACAACTGATAATTAAAATATATATTAAAATATAATAAACAATTATAATAATATAAAATTTTATTATTATAACATAGAATATAATATACAATAAAAATGACTACAAAAACAAGATGTTCTAATAAAAATTGTATAAAAAAAATAACACTAACTGAT